GCTACAAATATTTTTGAAGCTGATGCAAATGCTGGCTCTCAGAATATGACGCAGGAAGATCTTGCGTTGCCTTTTTTGAAAGTCCTAGGACAATTATCTCCAGAAGTTAATAAACAAAATGCCAAGTTTATTAGTGGGGCAGAACCTGGAATGATTGTAAATAGTGTGACCAAAGAACTTTATGATGGAAAAAAAGGTATAAATATTATACCGGTCCATTATGAAAGACAATATGTCGAATGGCAAGACAGAGGTCAATCCGGAAATGCTCCTGTAGCAATCCATAAAGCAGATAGCGATATTTTGAGTACAACAACTCGAGATAAATCTTGGAAGGATAGATTACCTAACGGTAACTATCTAGAAAACACTGCGAATCACTTTGTGATTCTTTTGGATAAAACTCCATCAACAGCATTGATATCAATGAAGGCTACTCAATTAAAGATTAGTCGTAAATGGAACTCAATGATGCTGGGAATTAAGCTGCAAGGTAAAAACGGCTTATTCACACCGCCAACATATAGCCACATTTATAATCTAAAAACTGTTCAGATGTCTAATGACAAAGGAACATGGTTTGGATGGGATGTATCTAAAGTTGGACCAGTTTCCGATAAAGGTGTTTATGCAATTGCTAAAGGTTTTGCTGAAAAAAATAGTAAAGGTTTAGTAAAAGTCAAACATGGTGAAACAGCTGAGGAAATAAAACCAGGCATAAGTTTATAAATTTAGACTTCCTAGGGACTGGGCGGCAGAGGGAGACTGAAACCGCCCAGTTAAAATAGATGATTGATAAATTTATAAATATATTTGAAGGCTATAATTGGGCCCGCGGACTTTTCACGAAAGATAAATCTAAACTTCCTGGAAAAGTAGAAGGCCTCTCTGTAGTTAAAAGAGAAGAAGTCACCAGAGCCATGTGGGAAAACCATCTGAATGGTTTAGAGCCAAGTCTTGGCATCATGCCCGTCAATGAGAAGAGCGAATGTAAATGGGGCTGCATTGATGTGGATAAATTTGATCTGAATTATGAAGAGATTCTAAAAAAAATAAGAAAACTTTCCCTTCCTTTGGTCATGATCAGATCCAAAAGTGGATGTGCTCATTTATTTTTATTTATTAGAAAATTTGTACCTGCTGAAGAAGTACTATTTGTACTGAAAAAATTCGCAGCTCAGTTAGGGATTGCAGATCAACTAGACCGTATATATCCAATGCAAACAAAATTTAGAGAAGGAGGCACTGGAAGTTGGTTAAATATGCCATATTTTAACCACGAAGAAGGAACACGCTACGCTTATAAAGACAATTTTGAAGCTGCTGATATAGAAGAATTTTTTGAATTACATAAAAAATATGCACAGGATAACTTAGATAAATACTTATTAGAGGAAGAAGAGCCAGCACCAGAAAAAATTATAGACAATAAAAAAATAAAAGAACCAACCTTTATTCCATGTATAATTAATTGCATGGAAGCTAATGATGGTAAAATACCAAAAGGTATGAGAAACGATTTTTTATATCAAGGGGCATTATTTTATAACAAATCTCATGAAGCTTTTTCAAAATTCGAAGGTAGAAAACGAACACCTGAGTCTTTACTTAGAGATTTTAATACGAATAACCTTATAGAACCTGAGTCAGAAAACACAGTAATCAGCACACAAGAATCCGTTAAAAAAGAAGGATATAAATATAAATGCAAAGTTCCAAACATAAAAAAATATTGTGATGCTTCTAAATGTTGTAGAAACTTATTTGGAATTACTCCAGAGATTGCAAAAGACCTAATTGCAGTTGAGGAAATTCTTGGAGACATATTCGAATATGGAAGTGTACCTCCTATCTTTTATATGTATGTAAAAGTAAACGCAAAAGGAAATAAACTTAAAGATGTAAGGGTTGAGTTTGAAGGTAGTGAGTTGAAAGACAAACGTAAATTTATAACTAAACTCCAGAACTTTGGTCATTTCCCTCCCAAAACTTTAGAACTCATGAAGCAGATAGAGTTTTCAAGTTTAATGCAAACGAAAATAGACAAGACAACATTTATAGAAGCTCCTGAAGAAGCTCACCATGATCATGATTTTGTATCTCTCATAAGAGACTTTTATGAAAAAACAACAGTGAGTCTAGACAAATGGGATCTTTTAGAAGGTGCCTGTTATTATGACCAAAAGAAAAAACTAATGCATATTAGACGAGAGAGATTACAACAATACTTAGAGGCTAAAAGACAGCCTATGAAGACTGCAGAAATAACATTCAAACTTAGACATATATTAAAAGGTAAAAAGAATAATGGTAAAGTAAAACCTAAACTAGGCGCAGAAAGATCATGTCCTACATGGACATACCCAGAAAACCCAGAAAACTTCACACTTACCATTGAAGGAAAAGAAAGAGATAGAAAATGCAAAAAATTAGAGTCGCAGGTCCTCCAGGTACAGGTAAAACTACTTATTTAATGAAGAGATATTATGATGCGTTAGATAAATACGAAGCCTCTGATATTATGGTTATATCGCATACCAAGACCGCAGCTAATGAGATAAGAGAAAAAATTAATGATCCTGAAAACATTGCAAAATATCATAAAGAAACAGGTAAAGATCTTTTTAATTTAATCAAAGAAACTAAAAAAATAAGAAAAAATAATGTGTCAACCATTCATAAGTACTGCAAAGATGAGATAACTAAATCAAAAGGGGGTGATGTATTTGAAATAACTGATTATGATACATTAAGAAATAAATATCGAATCTTTAATAAACATACCTTGAATAGAGAATTTAGTTTTATAGAGGCACTATTTAAAGGCCATCCCTTTTTTAAATTTATAGGTTTCGCTAGAGATAATGGTAAAGACTTAGGCCCCTATTACAGAACGTTAAGTTATGAAGAAAAAATAAATGAATATAAATATACTCTTCAAGAACTTATCGACATGAATGAGTTATACAAAGAATATAAAACAGATCCTCTTATTAACGGAGGCAGGAAAAATGTTATGGACTTTCACGATATGGTAAAAAAATTCTGTGATCTTCCTAAAGATCCTGTCATTAAGGTATTAATGATTGATGAAGCTCAAGACTCTAGTGTTATTCAAAGGCTAGCCGAAGTGAAAATGTCTAAGAATTGTGATTTATTTTACAAGGCAGGAGACCCAGACCAATCTATTTTTGAATTTGCTGGTGCAGACCCAGATTCTTTTCATAAAGAGTTTGCACAACCAGAAGAAGAATTAGACATAGGTTATAGATGTCCAAGAAAGATTAACGAATGGTGCAGAGAAGTTATTAAAGATGTCTGGGATCATTACAAATACACTAGAAAATGGACACCACGAACAGAAAATGGAAAAGTAGTTGAAGGTGAAATTTATGATTTAATGAATTTAAATCAGGACCCTAGCTTACATATTCTAATAGATAAATTAACAAACACCGAAGAAACTTTTATATTTACTCATCGTTCAGGAGAACCTCTTGACATATTAGATTTTTTAGTAAAACTTAATCTTCCTATAAAGCTTCTTTCTGACAAAGTAAGATCTTTTTCTTATCCTAAGAGAGATGTTAAAAATCAAAGAGAGTTTATATCCTTCTCCCAAGACGGGCCTAAAACTTTAACAATAGCAAAAAAAATCTTAAAAAATATAGATAGTGAATACATGGGACCAAATTATAGTGAAGAAGAAATGGAAAAATTGAAGAGAGGAAGTTATGATATAAATTACTTTATAAAAAAGGGTTATCTATTACCTGTCGTAAAAAAAACAAAAGACCTTCAAGATTTAGTTAGTACTAACGACTTAAAAACAAAAAATTATATAAGGAATATAGTCAAAGAAAACAGAGACTTACACGACTTTAGAATATTCGTGGCTAATATTCATACGATCAAAGGGATGGAATTTGATAATGTAGTTCTAGACTTAACGATAACCAGAGAAGAGCCTAAGTTTACAAAAAAAAGATTAAAGTTCGTCGCCGGCTCAAGAGCAAGAAAAACTTTATGGTTAATAAAATCGAAAGGATTGAGTTTATAATGCCTCCAGCTCCAACAGATGATTTATTTTTTTTATTAATGTTAACTTTTTATTTTGCAAATAGAATATTTATAGGAGGAGTAATATGAGCACATACGATAAACAGATTGGTGGAACTCATTATAAAAAAATGAAAATCCAACCAAGTAAATTTGTAATCGAAAATAAATTACTTTTTCCTGAAGGAAATGTTATTAAATATATCTGTAGACATTCTTATAAAGATGGAAAGCAAGATTTAGAAAAAGCAAAACATTTTATAGATATGATTATTGAAAGGGATTACACGGAAAAAAAATAATGTCTTATGTACCTGAACTCTCAGATTTAAATTTAAAAGATGTTGATACTGTTGCTATTGACTTAGAAACTTATGATCCAAATCTAAAAACTCTTGGATCAGGGGCTATAAGAGGCAATGGAAAAGTGTGTGGTATAGCAATAGCCTATAAAGATGAAAAACTATATTTTCCTATTCGACACTTCGATAAAACTTCGAATATAGCTCCTAATTTAGTGTGGAAAGTCTTAAACAAAAGAATATTTCAAAACAAAAATATTACAAAAGTATTTCACAATGCGATGTATGATGTATGTTGGATTAGACAAGAATCAGGGCTCATGGTTCAAGGACCAATCGTTGATACCATGATAGCAGCATCAATTATTAATGAAAACAGAATAAAATACTCTTTAGACGCCATTGCAAAGATTTACTTGAATGAAATTAAATATAAATATGACCTAGAGCAAACATCAATAGATGAAGTAGGTATAAGTGATGCCATAAGTAACATGCATCGGCTTCCATATTCTGTAGTAAAAGATTATGCAGAACAGGATGTTAATTTAACATTAAAATTATGGAATATAT